TCTTTTTAGTTCTACAATATTACTTTTTAACTTCTGTTCATCTAAAATATCTATAGGTAATGTATTGTCTATGTCCCTAAATAAGTCTTCCCATTCTTCTACTTTTCTGTTAGCTATAACTCTAATTTTATTTACTCTATCTGCCTCTTGTTTTTCTAATGTGAGTTTTTCTACTGCGTCCCCATACTGTGCTATTTTTGCAGTATGATGTTCTATTTGCTGTTGAACAAACTCTTCGTCAATATCTTGATGACAAGTAGGGCATTCTCCTTTGAGAGTACCATATTCTTTTAGAGAACTTCTATGCTCATTCATTTGATACTTAGATAATGTAATCTCTTTATTTAAAGATGTTGTATCTATAGACTTACTATATTCTTCTAATTGTTGTTTGTAAGCGTTAAGGTCGATTTCATCTAACTGTTCCTTTGTAAAATTATTTTTTATAATTTTTTTATTTGTTTCAGAGATATTTTCATATTCTCTCATATAAGAACGTAAAGTTTTTTCATTCTCTTCCGACTGAAATGGTAAATCGATTTTCGATAATAGTGATGTATCATCCATTTTATTATCTGACAACCATTTTACAATAGTGTCAATTTTACCTTGCAGCCTTGTAGCTTCTGATCCAGAGCTTCTTGCCAAGTCTTTAAATACTTCAAAATATTCTACATACTTATTTAGTTGTAATAAGTCTATTAAGAATCTTTTCCTATTAGTATCAGTAGCAGTAAGAAACTGCAACGATGCATTAGTATTTTGATATACAATCTGACTAAATGTTTTATGGTCTATTCCAATAATTTCTTCTAAAGTTTTATATGTATTAGTAGCTGTATGACTTGATATGTCTTCTCCGTTCTTATAGAACTTTACTTTTATATTACCTCTACGAACCACATCTATTTGGTACTCATCATCTACTACATCAAAAGACAAAGATATATCATAGCCATTATTGACTTCACGATTTGGTATGTCTGCTTTTTTAATTCCTTTCGAGTTTTTATTGAAAAGAACTTCCTCTAATATGAGAGGTATAGAGGATTTACCTGTACCGTTAGTACCAACTAATTGTGTTACTATACTTTCGGTTAAATCTAACTCATTGTCTGCTCCATAACTGAAACAATTACTCCACTGCAACTTCTTTAGCGTAATCACTAAACACTCCTAAAATATTTTTAACTTTATCCTCATTTAACTCTAGTATATAACTTAAATACTCATTAAGCTCTTCTTCCATTGACATCTCTTTATCTAATACTAAAGTTGCTTCTGTTTTTCTTTTTATAACTTTCTTATCAAGTAACTCACTATTTTTAATGTTACTTAAGTCTGATACATCCCCTTCTATCTCATAGATAGTATGGTGAAAGTCTGTCTGTACCATCTCTTCTTCGCTCACTACTGTTTTTCTTAGCAGCTGAGGAAGATCAAATTCGTGCCATGTCCATTCCCATGTGTCATCAATTAATAAATAACCTGTCTTAACTATGTTTCTGTGAAACGAAGTAGTCATTGGACTTCCAGGATATATGATGTTTCTTTGCGTATTTTCATGTGCGTGTAAATCCCCTGAGAATACATACCTATACTTATCAAATCTTTCTAAGTCTACTTCAGGTTGTACATGAGGTGGTATTTCACCACGAACATGTGTAAATAGTACTTCGGTATCTATACCTTCAATACTCTCTTTTCTATGTAGGTCAGCATAAGGCAGTATTGCCCAGTCTTCTTCATAGTAAGTTTCATCTATGACTTCTACAAGAGGATTTATACTTGTAGTAGCATTTTTTAAGTTTGTAAAGAAAGTTTTGTTTTTACGAGTAGCTTCATGATTTCCATCATAAATAATTGTTCGCTTTGTAACTCCTTTTATAAAATCAAAATAAAGACTCAGCTCATCCATTGAGGGGACTCGGTCAAACAAGTCCCCGCCAATGATATGTAAGTCAATTTTATCGCATTTTTCAATTTCTTGAATTTGTTCAAAGAACATCTTGTAACGAGCGCAAGCCCATGCTACTGGTACGTTCTTCTGTCCTAGCTTAATATGCCAGTCTGCTGTAAATAAAATCATCCTACAAAGTTTTCCCCAGGTGTCCATTCACACCCTGTTAGTCCACCTGCTTTAATTGCTTGTAAAGTTCTAAGAACTTCATTAGCATTTCTGCCTGTGTCGAGTGCATTAACACTTACATGTTGCACTATATCATTCTTGTCGATAATATAGGTAGCTCTATAACAAACTCCTGCTTCTTCATTTACTATTCCTAGTTTAGAAGATAAACCTAATCCACAATCTGCTGCTAAGGAATGTTGGATGTTGCCAATGAGTTCATTGTCTTGTTTCCAAGCCAATTTACAGAACTCATTGTCACCACTTATACCGATTACATTCGCTTCTTCTACTAGCATATCCATTCCCGCAATTTCTGTTGGGCATATGAAAGTAAAGTCTTTAGGATAAAAATATACAACTGTATACTCTTTTTTCAAAGGTTCATACTGTTCAGTAACTGATACCTCTATAAAGTTATTGTCTTTATCAACTCCCTGCAAAGTAAATGCTGGGAACTTCTGTCCTACTGTAATCATGTACTACTCCTTATTTAATGTCAAATTCGTCGCTGATTGATTCATCAGGTGTTGAATTATCTGCCCCTTCTCTTAATCTATCGAGAAGCTCTTTCTGTGCGTCTGGAGTTGGTCTTGTTAAGATTTCATCCATAGACTTAAGGTCTGTTACTAGAGACTGCTCATCTTCAGTTAGAGGTCTTGGTTTGCATTTTAATGCCTGTAATTGATACTCAACATTGTAAGCCATCGGTCCTGTTTTAACTCTTTTGAAGCATACATCCCACCCAGTTTCAGGGTCAGTTGGGTCTCCGAGGTCTTCCGCGGCTACCATTACTTGTTCCAGTAGTTTCTTCTTAAGATTTAAGACTTTGACTTTACCATCATGAATACACTGAATCGCGTAAGACCATCCACATTTAAGTTCAGGATGATACTCTCTTACCCAGTCTTTTTCAACATTAGTAAATGCTTCGGTGTTTCTGTCGAACGACAAACACTCGAAAGGTAAATTCTTTCCGTTTTCACCTTTTAGCCAGTATACATATCTTGGTAACATGTCACCGACCATTCTTATTTTATTATCGCCTTCTACATATTGGTAGCTATCGATTTTGTTCTTTTGGGCTTCGCCCTTGGCTTGATTAAAACTTATTGCCATTTCATTTCTCCTTTAGTGATTTCCTCGAATTTAAAGTGAATTCTATCCCCTTCAATCCAAAGTAATCTATTGCTTTCTATTATGTCCTTTTCACCTGTAAAGTATAAAAGGTCTAGAGTGGTATCTTTGGTTTTTTGATACTCAAAATAGTTGCGTAGTGACGCGATACCTGCGTACTGAGCAATCTCGCTATCCGAGTATCTCCTTCTTTGAATAAACAACGGCTCAGGGTTAACAAGGAAACTATGCCCATGAAAACTCTTTTGCCAGAACTTGAATATTCTGTCGTGCCTATTAACTGGAGGCAGTTTGTATGTCAAGATGTGCAGGATTGTCAAAATATCATTGACGCTTCCATTGCTTTCTTTTTTTATCTTTTTCCAATTATAGAATAACATTATATCAAAAATTTAACCTTATGTCAAGAAACATTTTTCTCTGCTATAGATAAGAAACTTCGTACCCTTGTTTCATGTAGTAACCCATTCTCGCACCTGCCTGCTTTCTAGCTGTGCGACCTTCTAAGTGGATGTCTACAATTACCGGTTGCGGTTTGTTCTCATCTAGCCTTATTACTCTACCAATTAATTGTGTTAGTAAAGGCTCGTTGTTAATAGGTGTTCCTAATATTAGACAGCTAAGACAATCTACTGAAATACCTTCTGAAAATATACTTTGAGTTCCAAATAATATATCTTTTGTAGTAAATATTTCTTTAATCATGTCTCCTCTCTCTTCATGAGGAACGTCTCCTGTAACGCATATTGCGTTATCTCCTACTAGTGCTGAACTTCTCTTGAGAAAGTCAACTCTGTCACTTACTACTAAGACCTTGTGGCCTTTAGCAGCATAACCTGCAGCTAGTACTGCACATATGTTTTGGTACTCCCAATCATACGCTAATTCGTTGATTCGAGTAGCCCATGCAATGTTCGCTCCATCCATGAAGCGTATACCACTCCTCACTACTTCAACGCGAGGCACCATATAATTTTCTTTAGGTGGTTTATATACTGTATTTGAAAAATAGTCTCGAAATACAACATGTCTTCCATCCTTGCGTTGCATTGTCCCTGTCAGACCGATCTTATGACGAGCCCTGTTAGAGTCGATAATGCGTGTAAAAGTTGGACTGCTTACATGGTGCATTTCATCGAGAATAATAGTACCGAACTCCTTTGCGATTTTGTCTTGATTTCGGTACAAAGTTTGCACGTTGCCAATGACAATGTCCTTATCGATTTCAAATCTACCCGAACCTATCACACCCGCTGAGACCCCGAAGACTTTCTTACACTCTTTTTCCCACTGCGACCGTAGCGCTACAGTATGAGTAACTATAAGCGTTTTCTGTTTTAGCTTATTTGCGATAGCTAAAGCTGTAAATGTCTTTCCCCAACTGACCCAAGCGTTAATTATAGCACTGCCTTGGATGTCGTCATATACCGATTGCTGGGATTGACGTAACTCAAACTTAAAGTCGTAACCTTTGATTGGTACATCATTCCTCTTATCGACAATTTCGTAATCGTTTGGTATCAAATCCGTTCTTCCGATAGGTAAAGTAACTAAACCTGCTCGGATTATGCCCATATTCTTTATGATGATAGGTGGGTCTGTTGGACGTCTTGGCGGTATACTATAGGTAAGTTCTTCGTCAAGCTTTGCTTGATAATCCTGCGTTACTTCTATGAATATCCTATTACTCAGGACTGCTTTCATTAAACTCGTCTTCTGTTATGCAGTGCTCGATACCGTGATAAGTATAATAGCATTTTAGTTCTACAACTTCTGTACTTGGATTTATATCCCAGTGTCTTACTACATTTGCTATAATAAAGCAACAAGTAATAACGTTAAGTAACACAATACAACTCCTAAACATAGCAACATAATCAGCTTCTCTGTCATGTCCAACTTTTTCTCCTAAACTTTTTGCCCATAATCTCCATATACTCATCTTAAATTCCTTATTAACTCTAAGAGTTCTTCTACTGTCTGCAAGTCTTGCTCGTTATCAGTATCTATTTCTATTACTATTTTCATACTTTTCTCCAAGTATTTTTCTTCTTAATTTCTGAGAGTTCGTACAAGTAAGATGGTATATCTTTTATGTACAGTACTCCTGCGTATTTCTGCAGCGGTTCAGGGGGTCTTTTTAGTTCAAATGGAAAAGGTACATTTTCAACATATATTAATGTTACTATATCTTTTTCTATTACTTTCGTTATCTTACTATAATACAACTTAGCTGTTGTACTTTTTTCATATCGAAAGAATTTTCCATCTGAATCTACAAAGAACTTCCTTCTATGCTTTGATAAGTCCACAAAGTTATCGATCATATGTCTCAACTCATATAAATTTTTATGTGGTGTATTTAATCTTCGCTGACCTATCGTGTAGCCAGAGACATTAGTATCATCTACTACCTGTCCCTCGCACCACAATATTCCATCTCGTTTTTCAACTTCGTCTGTGTGTATTACATAGACTGGAAACTCAACATCATTCAGATTCATACTTTGCCTTGAACTTGCCAAGTGAATAATCTTCATCA